CTCTGGTTCAACCTGCTCGATCATGTGACGGTTTTCTCGAAGAAGGATGTGCTTTTCACCTTCAAGAACGGGACGGAAGTCCATGTGAAGTAAAGGGAGCAGAACACGGCCGGACACCTTGCGGATTGCGGGATGTCCGGCTTTCTCTATGCAAAATTAAAATGTACAGCAACAGCAGAACGAGGCAACATTAAAAAGTATAGCAAAATTAAAAGGTATAGGGGCAAAGTTAAAAGGTTCAAGGCAAAATTAAAAAGTGCAGGGGCAAAATGTAATTGTATCGCTTTGGGATACTACTTAGACGAGGGCATTTCCGCTTTGAACACCCGGCACAGGGAGGGCTTCAACAGAATGATCGCCGACGCTCTTGACGGAAAGATTGACCTTATCGTCACAAAGAGCGTCAGCCGCTTCGCCCGCAACACCGTGGACAGCCTTACGACGATACGAAAGCTGAAGGATTACGGCGTGGAGGTCTTTTTCGAGAAGGAGAACATCTGGACGTTCGACGGAAAGGGCGAACTGCTTCTGACGATAATGTCGAGCCTCGCCCAGGAGGAGAGCCGATCGATCTCCGACAACATAACCTGGGGACAGCGGAAACGATTCGCCGACGGCAAAGTCAATATGCCGTTCAGCTCCTTCCTCGGCTACCGCAGGGGCAAGGACGGCAAGCCGGAGATCGAACCGGAGGAAGCCGAGCTCGTCAGGCTTATCTATAAGCTTTTCATGGGCGGAAAGACGATAACAGGGATAGCGACGTATCTGACACAGCAAGGCATACCGACGCCGAGAAAGAAAGCGCGATGGCGCGATTCTACGGTCGAAAGCATTCTGACGAACGAAAGGTACAAGGGCGACGCACTCCTTCAGAAGCAGTTCACGGTCGATTTTCTCAATAAGAAGATGAAAAACAACGAGGGCGAGGTCCCGCAGTATTACGTCACCGACAGTCATCCGGCTATAATCGACAGGACGGAATGGGAGCTTGTGCAGGCCGAGATGGCGAGGCGAAAGGAAAAGGGCAATCATCAGAACAGTCTCAACGTGTTCTCCTCGAAGATCTATTGCGGGGAATGCGGGAGCTGCTACGGCTCGAAGGTATGGCACTCGACGGACAAGTACCGCCGGGTAGTCTGGCGGTGCAACGGAAAGTACGAAAGGCAGACCCGATGCTCAACTCCGCATTTGACGGACGACCAGATCAAGCGGCTGTTTCTCAGCGCGGTTTCAAAGCTCCATGATGAGCGGGAGACGCTCATAG